TGTTGAAGGTCTCAAAAAAAGACCTAACACAAAACATTTAGCAACTATTTCAACATCAGCATTAAACAATGCTTACATTCATACAATTAACAGAGATGTTAATGAAAGATATATTGTAATAGTTACTAATGGTGCAATCCAAGTAAAAACAATAGCAGGAGCTACTAAATCAGTTGTGATGCAAACAAACGCATCTAACTATTTATCATCATCAGACCCTAGAGGGGATTTTGTAGCTGTAACTGTTGCTGATTACACTTATATTTTAAACAAAACTAAAACTACTGCAATGGCTTCAACAACAAGCCCTGCTAAAGTAGAACAAGCTATTTATTCAGTATTACAAGGTGTAAATGATACTAAATATTCAGTTACTATTGATAACACTACTTATTCTTTTACTAGTTCAGACACAGACACAGAAGCTATTAGAGATGGCTTAAAAACTGCAGTTGGAAGTCCATCAGGTATTACTACTGCAAATGTAGGAACTTCAAGTTTTTCAATAATTAAATCTAGTGGAACTCTTACAGTATCAGCAAGTGATGGATATGGAGATGATGCTTCACAAGTAGTAGGAGCAAAAGTACAGAATTTTTCAGATTTGCCTTCTCCTGCAATCAACGACATGGTCGTAGAGGTTACAGGAGATGCAACAAACTCATTTGATAACTACTATGTAAAATATAGTAGTTCAGATGATGTTTGGAATGAGACTGTAGCACCTGCCACAAAAATTAGTTTAGATAAAGATTTGATGCCACATGTTTTAATTAGAACAGCAGATGGTAATTTTAGGTTTACACAAGTTGATGGAAGCACTTATACACTTTCAGGTACAGATTATGATGTACCTAGTTGGGGTAATAGAGTAGTTGGAGATATTGACAGTTCTCCTGACCCAAGTTTTATAGGTAAGAAGATAAATGATATTTTCTTTCATAGAAACAGATTAGGTTTTATTGCAGATGAAAATGTTATCATGTCAAGAAGTGGAGAATTTTTTGCATTTTTTGCTGAGACAGTTACAGATGCACTTGATACAGACCCAGTTGATGTAGCGTCTACTTCAAAAAAAGTTTCTATATTAAGACATGCTATAAGTTTTGACGAAGACTTATTATTATTTACTGACCAAACACAATTCATGCTTACAGGTGGTACTACTTTAACAGCAGGAAATGTTTCTATTAATACTGCAACTGAATATGAAACATCAACAGACTGCAAACCTATTGGTGCAGGAAGTAATGTATTTTTTCCTTTTAACAAAGGTAACTATACAGGAATTAGAGAATTTTTTGTTGCTGATGATACTGGAAGCAAACAAGCAGATGATACGACTGCTAATGTACCTAAATATATTCCATCAGGAGTTTTTAAATTAGCTTCAGCAACTAATGAAAATATTTTAATAGCATTATCATCAGACACATCATCACAAAATTGTTTGTATGTTTATCAATATTATTTATCAAATGGAAAAAGATTACAAAGTGCATGGCACAAGTGGGACTATGGAACTTCAAGTACAGATAAAATTCTAAATATAGATTTTATAGAAAACACTTTATACATAGTTAATCAAAGAGGAACTGATGTATTCTTAGAAAGTTTAGATATATCTCCTGCAGTAGTTGATGCTTCTGCAAGTTACTTAACTTATTTAGATAGAAAAATTCAAGATGACAGTACAGGAGTATCGTCTTCTTACAATGCAGGAACAAACCAAACTACATTTACAATTCCATATACAAGAACAAATAATATGAAAGTAGTTGGTCGTGTAGGTGGAAGTAATACTGCTGGACAAGAGATAGCTATAGTTTCACAATCTGGTACATCTATTGTTGTAGCAGGAGATTTAACTAGTGCTAATTTATGGATTGGAGAACAATATGAATTTTTATTTCAATTTTCACAACAATTCATACAAGTAGCAGATAGTGCAGGTTCTAGAATATCAGTTAGAGAAGGAAGATTACAAATTAGAAACTGGAATGTTTCCTATAACGATACTGGCTTTTTTACTACAGAAGTAGTGCCTGTCGGAAGAAGTACATCAACTTCTACATTTACAGGAACAACAACAGGTACAGGTGCATTAGGCACAGTAAATTTATCTGATGGAGATTATACTTTTGCTGTTCAATCTGAAAATGACAAGCTAACTATAACTTTAAAAAACGATAGCCACCTGCCATCAAACTTTATTAACGCAAACTGGCAAGGCTATTATGTTACAGCATCATCAAGGGCATAGTCATTTTAGACTAACAACTATTGAGGATATAAATTATTTAGCACCAAGATTAAGATACGAAGATAAAAGAGAAATTTTATCAAATAGTGGCATGATACCTTTTCAAGCACTATATCTAAGTTATAAATATTCTGACATATCGTTTACTATAGTAAATCCTAAAGATGAACCTGTTGGAATTTTTGGAGTAAATAATGCAGGAAATAATATTGGAGCAATATGGTTATTAGCTACAAATGATTTATCAACTGCTCAAATATCATTTTTAAGACAATGTAGAGAAGTAGTAAAAGTCTTAAATACTAAATACAAAATTTTATGGAACTTTGTGGATTGTAGAAATTCACTACACATCAAATGGTTAAAGTGGTGTGGGTTCAAATTTATTAACAAACAAAACTATGGAGTTTTAAATAAACCATTTTATGAGTTTATAAGAATATAATATGTGCGACCCAGTAACTATGGCAGTTGTCCAAGTGGCAAGTGGTGCTTTACAATACAAACAAGCCAAAGCATCAGCTAAAGCAAACTACGCAAGACAGAAAAGACAGAACGAACTTGCAAAGAAAAATGCAATTCAAAGATATGCTTCTGAACAATTAAGAATAAGACAATCATTAAAAAAATCAGCAGAAGAAGATTTAAAAGGAACTTTAAAAGCTAGAAGAACAAGAGCAACATTTGTTGCAGGTGCAGGAGATGCAGGTGGTCTTGCTATATCTGGTTCAACAAATGCACTACTAGCAAACTATTATAGAACTGAAGGAAACTTTAGAAATGCAATTAATAATAATATGCAAATGAATGTTTCACAGTTTGAAAGAAATTTAGAAGCAATTCAATTTGGTCAAGAAAGTCAATCTACTTATGAAACACCACCTAACTCAGCACTACTATTTGCTTCATCAGCATTAAACACTGCTAACAGTTATTTTAGTATGACATCAGGTATGGAAAATGCAGGACTTAAAACACCAAGTCAAAAACGAAATTATAGTACAGGGGGAAGGGTTTATAACCCACCTAGATAATGGCAAGAAAAACACCTACATTAGATTTGCAACCAGAAACAAGACAGGTTGTTGCACAGGATTTAAATTTATTTTATAGACCAGAAGCAGAACCATTACCTTCAGGTGTAGAAGAATTTACAAGGTCGTTAGACAGTTTTGTTAATAATGCAGGAGTTAAATTAGCTATTGCAGGAGAACTTAAAGAAAAGGAAGTAAACGAAGCTGAAGCAGTTAAACAATATAATGAAAACAGAGGTAAATTTAACGATTTAGTTAAAACTGGTGCAATTCCTAAAGAAGCAAACCCATACTTTATAGATAAGTTTAAATCTTTAGAATTAAACGACCAAGCACAAAAATTCAAAAAACATCTTTATAATCAGTACGCTAAAAAACAAGTGGAGCTTAATACTGATGAAAATGGTTTTATGGATTTTTATGCAGATACAATTAAGAACTATGTCAAAGATAATCAATTAGGTCATTATGATGTATCAATTCTTAACAAAGAGTTTTTTACTAAAACTGATGGCATAAGAAATGAATTAAATTCAAGACATGTAAATACACAACTAGCTAAAGTTGGTCAGCAATATAAAGAAAAAGCTATTAATGGTATTCAAGGATTTTTTGAAGATGATGGAGACCCAGAGTTTTTTATAAATTCAGGTGCAGAAATAAGTTCATACATAAGAGACTTGACTAAAAATGGTCTTAGTAATGAAACAGCACAAGAATATTTATTAGAAGCATTAGAAGGTTATGTAAAAAATACAGATGATATAGATGGAGCTTCAAAACTTTTATCTGAA